GATTACGTTAATTACATATTGAATCAGGACCAAGACGAAAGCTATATCTCGATAATGTATCAAACCTTCAAAGATGCCCTGGTTAAGGGCTCGGGGTTTTTAAAATATTATTGGGACGAAAGCGAAGATGTTACATCCTACGACCTCGATGGCCTGGACGACGAAGCATTAGCGACACTTAATTCTGACTCATCGATCGAAGTTGTAAAAATCAAAAGCATGGCGAGCACCGACACGTTCGATTCGCAAGAGCAAGCCGCACTCAATTTGCACAGCGTGACGGTTGTACATCGTCGTTCTGTGGGCAAGGTTAGAGTAGCGGCGGTGCCTCCAGAAGAGATCTTAGTCAGTCGCCACGCTCGCTCCTTTACTGACTCGGATCTCATCGCGCACCGTCGCTACGCTACCGTTTCTGAACTCGTCGCTATGGGCTATGAGTTTGACACGGTTATCGATTATGTGACTGACGACGACGATTTCGAGCTGTCAAACGAGGAGGCGCGCGAGCGTTTACTCAGCAGCCAAGACAGTCGTGATTACTCGACCGATCCATCTCTTCGCCGCGTTCTTTATGTGGAAGCGTATATGCGCTTAGATGTCGATGGTGACGGCGTTGCAGAGCTCAGAAAGATCTGTTGCATGGGACCTAATTACGAGGCCATGAGAAATGATCCTTTCGACGATATTCCATTTTGTCACTTTTGCCCGGACCCTGAGCCCCATGCATTTTTTGGAACATCGATCGCTGATGTTACAATGGACATACAGCGCATCAAGAGCTCTGTGCTGCGAGCAAGCCTTGACTCGTTAGCTATGTCCACCCATCCCCGGGTTGGCATTGTAGAGGGCCAGGCGAGCTTAGAAGACGTGATGAACGTCGAAGCCGGCGGCATTATTCGTATGCGATCGCCAGGCGCTGTGATCCCTTTCAACTTGCCTTATGTCGGCAAGGAAGCCTTCCCCATGATGCAGTATCTCGACGAGATGCGCGAGAATCGAACGGGGGTAAGCAAGGCTGCAGATGGCTTGGCGCCCGAGGCCTTGCAGTCAAGCACGCTGATGGCGGTGAATCAAACAATCGCGGCTGCCCAGCAGCGCACTGAGCTTATCGCTCGGCTGTTTGCTGAGTCTGGCATGACGAGATTATTCAAAGGGATTCTTCGCCTAATCATTCAGCACCAAGATCGTCCGCGCATGATTCGTCTGCGGAATGACTTTGTGCAGATGTCGCCAGACGTTTGGAATGCTGATATGGACGTGGTGAGTAATGTTGCCCTGGGCCGAGGCGGCGATCAGGAGCGAATGGGTATGCTCCAGCAAATATCGCAAAAGCAAGAAATGATTATGCAGCAAATGGGGCCAGATAATCCATTGGTCAATGCGCAGAACTATTATTCGACGATGACCGCGATGCTTGAGCTTGCAGGCTTTAAAGACATCAATCGATTCTTTTCTGATCCTGCGCAGTACCAGGCACCACCTCCACAAGAGCCACCACCTGATCCGAATCAGGCCTTGATCGAAGTGCAGATGCAATCGATTCAGGCTGACATCCAGAAGAAGCAGGCAGAGCTTGAGCTCGATCGCGAGAAGATGATTCGCGAGGACGATCGACGGCGTGATCGTGATGAGGCGGACGTGCTGCTAAAAGCAGCAGAGCTTACCGCACGTTACGGCGCCCAGGTCGATGTCGCTCAAATCAGGTCAAACACGGAGCGAGACAGAGAATTAATGAGGCAAATGGCGAGCGTGAATAATGGGCAAAACAGACCACCAATATCTTGAAAATCTTCAGCGAATGTTCGACGAGCCGGACTTCGCGGAGATGGTTGGCAGGGTAAAGCTAGAACTTTTTGATCAGTGGCAGCGTGAGCGGAAACTCGATAATCGAGAGAAGATTCACGCAAAAATGGAAGCAATCGACCACCTGGTAGGTGCCATGAGATCGGCCGCAGACTCGATTGCTTTCGATAAAAAAAGGAGCAGGTAATTTATGAGTGATAGAATAGAAGGTGAAGACGGCGCTACATATGGCCTGTCTGATGCGCAAAGTGCAATAGCAGATTTTCTCGCACCCCAAGAGGACAATGCGGGGCGTTTGCAAGAGCAAGTTGACGAGTCCGATGAGGGCGAGGCTGACTTTGACGAGGATGAGTATGCGGAAGACGCGCTCGAATCAGACGAAGAAGAAGCCGAACTGGATGACGATGAATACGAGTCGGAAGAAGAAGACTCCGGCCCCGCTGAGACTTTCACTGTAAAGGTAAATGGTGAAGAAGTATCGGTCGGGTTAGATGAACTTTTGGGCGGCTACTCACGTCAGGCAGATTACACGCGTAAATCGCAAGCATTATCGGAGGAGCGAAAAAGCTTCGAGCAAGACCGTGATGCGATAAATTTAGAGCGGCAGCAATATTCGCAATTATTGGGAGCGCTGCAGAATCAGTTAAGTGGAATGGATGAGCAGGCACCGGACTTCGATCGGATGTATGACGAAGATCCAATAGAGGCGGCTCGTTTAGAACGACAATGGACTAAGCAGCAAAAAAGCAAGCATGAAAAACTGCAGGCTATACATCTGGAGCAACAGCGGGTATCGCAAGCTAACCAGCAGTATCAGACCGAGCAGATTCAGCAAGTTTTAGCGCAAGAGGTGGCGATGCTACCTGACGTGATACCAGAGTGGCGGAACGAAGAGTTAGCCGCTCGGGAGCGCGAAGAGCTGCGAGCGTATCTGATCGAATCGGGCGTGGCGGAAGAAGAGCTGCAAGCGTTGGTCAGAGCTAACCATATTAAAGTTTTGCGCAAAGCCATGCTCTACGATAAAGGGCAGAGCAGGATCAGGAAGGCCGCTAAAGAGGGTCGTTCCAGCAAGACGGTTAGGCCAGGCAGTCGTAATGGGCAAGTTGCGCCCAGTTCACGAAAACAGAAAAACGCTCGTCAACGTCTTGCAAACAGCGGCCGAGTCGCAGATGCGGCAGGCCTTATTGAATCCATGTTATAAGGGCAATCAGACATGACTATCGTTACAAATACTTTTACTCGCTACGCCGCCAAAGGCATTCGCGAAGACTTGGCAAATGTTATCTTTAACATTTCGCCCCAAACCACTCCTTTTGTCAGCAACATGACCAAGCGTCGTTCTGTTAAGAATACGTTTTTTGAATGGCAAACAGACTCCCTCGCCGCCGCAGCAGCTAATGCTCAGATCGATGGCGATGACCTGTCTGGCTTTACCGCTGTTACGCCAACGGCTCGTCTCGGTAACTATACACAGATCTCTCGTAAAGACTTTGTCATCGCTGACAACCTTAGCGGCGCTCTGGATTTAGCTGGTCGTCGAAGCGAGATCGCTTATCAACTGGCTCGAAAGGGCGATGAGCTCAAGCGCGATATGGAGTTCAATCTTTGTGGCGTGAACCAGGCTGGTGTTGCTGGTAGCTCATCCACTGCTCGCAAGACAGCTTCCTTGTCTGCATTCCTGCGCACCAACACGTCTCGCGGCGCTACTGGTACTGACCCCACCGTAAGCAATGGCGTCGTTAATACGGCAGCCGGCGACGGTACGCAAAGACCAATGACCGAGGCCTTGTTGAAGGGTGTTCTGCAGAGCGTTTGGGCAGAAGGCGGTGAGCCTAAGATGTGCATGGTTGGACCGCACGTTAAGACTGTGATCTCTGGCTTTGCTGGTATCGCGGCTCAGCGTTACATGGCGCCGTCAGATTCCCCTACCACCATCATTGGTGCGGCTGACGTTTACTTGTCTGACTTCGGTTCTGTGCAGATTGTTCCTTCTCGTTTTTCACGATCACGCGATGCTTACATCATCGATCCAGATCTGTGCGAGTTGGCTACGCTTCGTCCGATCCAGAGCGAAGAGCTTGCGAAGACGGGAGACGCTAGTAAGTACATGCTTCTGGCCGAGTACGGCTTGCAAGTTAACCAAGAAGCTGGCCTGGGCGTTATCGCTGACTTGGCCGATAGTTAATAGGTGAAAAATGGAAGATCGACGCACACTGAACTTCGATAGCGACGCGCTTATTCGCACTGACTTCGGTTATGAGACAGGGGATACGCTGAACGATGACACAATTATCATCAGCGAAACCCAGGACATAACTGCGATCATCGAGGCGAATAAGCGCAGCGCCAATGCAATTGATCGTCATCAAAAGCATGGCGAGTGGAGTAAGGTGGCGTCGATTCCATTAAGCATTTATTACGATTTAAAACGGCAGGGCATCGTTGATGACCCTGTCCGTTTAAAGCGCTGGTTAAATGACAGCGACAATAAATACTTCCGAACTCGAGGTGGTGTCGTTTAAGTGGCAATAGCTAATTATTCAGACTTGCAAAGTAGCATTGCTGGGTGGCTCAATCGAGACGACCTAACAGGCGCTATTCAGGATTTTATATTTCTTGCTGAAGCAGATTTTCAGCGAACCATTCGCCATCGATTTATGGTGAAGCGATCTGACGCGACGCTCGATAGTGAGTACAGCGCCACGCCTAGTGATTGGGTCCAGAGCGTTCAGCTCATGCTCAAAACGAACCCAGCACAATCGCTTGAGTATGTGACAAACGAGGCGATGAATGATTTGAAGGGCGCAGGAAGCGCCGCCGGCAGGCCATTATTTTACACGCATGTCGGCACCGAGATTCAAACGTACCCGGCACCAGACGGTGATGGCTATACGGGCGAGCTCGTTTACTACGCAAAGATTCCGAACCTGTCAGACAGCGAGCCCACCAATTGGCTTTTAACGTTGGCGCCGGATATTTATCTATATGGCGCGTTAATTCAATCGGCGCCGTATCTGCGTGATGATGAAAGGCTTGGCGTCTGGGCAAGCATGTACCAAAGAAAGATCGAAGACATGGTTGTTAGTGATCAACGAACTCGCGGCCAGACCAGTGTAAGAATGAGAACGAGGGCTTTACAGTAATGGCATTCACCGATTATTTAGAAACAAAGCTTCTAGCTCACACCTTCTCGGCCACGGCCTACACGTCCCCCACGACTGTGTATGTCGCGCTGTATACGGTTGCGCCCACTGACTCGACTACAGGTACTGAGGTCACTGGCGGCGATTACGTTAGACAGGCAGCAGCATTTACGACCACCGGGAACGAGGCGACTAATAGCGCTGCTATTGAGTACCCGACCGCAACAGCCGATTACGGTACTGTGGTTGCGGTTGCGGTGCTTGACGCATCGAGTGGTGGCAATATGCTGGCATTTGCAAGCCTGGCAGTGAGCAAGACCATATCGACCGGGGATGTTTTGCGCATACCGGCTGGTGACTTGGATATAACGCTCGACTGATGAGCGAGCCAACAGGATTTGGATATGGGAGCTGGGGTGCCGGCAGATGGGGCGAATGGTCTTATGACGACGTCGCTGCAACCATTACCGCGTCTTCGGGTTCCGGCTCGGCTGGTATTCGTGTCCAGCAGGTCTCAGCTACCGCGAGCCAGATCTCTGTCGTTAGCGTCTCAGGACAAAGAATCAGAACCGCCGCAGCGACTGTTGCGGCCTCCTCATCTGCAAGCGCTTCTGTTGGCCGGATTAGGCCGGTTTTGGCAACGGTTGCGGCTGTTAGCAGCAGCACTGCGGCAGCGATTCGTATCGCAGAAACATCAGCCTCAATGTCGGCCAGCTCGTCAAGCTCTGCTAATTCCGACACGATTTCGGTCGCTGCTGCACAAATTCAGGCAGCGTCCGTCTTTACCGCTAGAGCAGGGCAGGTTTGGTATGGCGCGGCAGCTATTGTGGCTGATAGTAACTTTAACGCTTCTGCTGACTTTAAGTGGGTTAGGCAAGGCACTGCAAGCAGCGATTGGTCAGATCAGTCGAATGCGAATACTACTTGGACAACACAAATCATCGCTGCCACTAATTGGCAAAAAGCTGCGTGAGGATTAATTGAATGGCATCTACATATGAAAACTCGCTTCGTCTGGAGCTAATTGCAACTGGCGAAGCAGCATCAACCTGGGGCGATAAAACTAACGCCAACCTTACCGCTATTGCCGCAGCATTCGGCTACGCGACGCAAGATGGTTTTGCGGCCGATGCCAATGCAACCACGACGGTTGCTGATGGTGCGGCGGACCCGGCGCGTGCGCTTTATTTTAAGATCACATCGTCTGCGACATTGACTGCAACTCGCACGCTCACCATCGCGCCCAACACTATCAGTCGAGTGATGTGGATCGAGAACGCCACGACCGGATCTCAATCGATTGCGATCAGCCAGGGCAGCGGCGCGAATGTTACGATACCTGCCGGCAAGACTGCGGTCGTCTACCTGGATGGTGCCGGCGCTGGCGCCTCAGTTGTTGACGCGATGGCTTCGCTTAATATCGACGGGAGCATTTCAGCAGGAGCGGCGACGTTTAGTGGAGGCATCACAGCCACTGGCATTGATGTCACGGGTACGGTCACGGCTGATGGGCTTATCTTAGATAACGCACAGTATATTAGCTTCAAAAACTCATCAAATGTTTCTACAAGATCTTTGGGTATTAACGGTGCAAATACATTTTACATTGGCGGCATTGATGCAGACATCGGAGATATTCTTTTTGTATCTGGCGGGACTACTAGAGCTAGTTTTGCAAATGGCGGAGACATCAGCTTCTACGAAGACACTGGCACGAGTCCAAAAATGGTGTGGTCGGCTTCGGCTGAAGACTTACAGATAGGCGGTAATTTATTAAACCTTTCTGGAGTTTCATCAGGTACAACAGGGGCAAGGCTTAACGCAAATGGTGGGGGTATGTTGCGGTTAGCCTCTGGTGGTGTTGATGCTCTTTATGTTGTAGATGGCGGCAACGTGGGTTTGGGTGTGGTTCCTACCGTGTCAAGCCCTTATAGGTCTATACAGCTTGGCGCAAGTATTGGTGTCGGGATACTTGCAGCTAGAACAGACGGTGTAAACGCAGTCAATTTGGGCCTTAACTGGGATTACGATGGAGGCGCTAACCTTTTATACAAAGAAAGTAGCTTTGCAACAAATTACCGACAAATCGCCGGTAAGCATGAGTGGACTACAGCGGCATCAGGTATAGCAGGAAATGCAATTACGTTTACCCCTGCCATGACCCTCGACGCCAGCGGCAATTTTATAGTTGGATCAACTTCTGCATTTGACTCTTCGTCTTTTTGTGTTGACCAGTCGGGTCTGGGTCAATTTAGGCGTGATGGCACTCCATTGATTATCCGTAGAGATGGTAGTGATGGCGGTCTTATTAATTTTGAAAAAGACGGCGCATCCGTAGGTAGTATTGGCTCAGTTTCAGGCGTAGTGTCTTATATTACTTTAGACCCTCGTTCAGGCGGAACAGGTATTGGCGCTTCAAACACTGACAGCATTATTCCTGTAACTGGAACAGGAGTTGCCTCTGACGCTACAAAAGACTTGGGCTTATCAAATATTAGATGGCGCAACCTATACCTAAGCAGCGGTGTCTACTTAGGCGGCACAGGCGCTGCTAATTATCTGGATGATTATGAGGAGGGGACTTTTACAGGAACACTAAGAGCGTCTTATACAGAGCCAGCCACACTGATTACAACAACAGGGTATTTTACAAAAGTCGGTAGAATTGTGCAATATTCAATCGGCTTTGAGGCCGCAAATACTACTGGCTATACAGGAAACTTGACTATAACAGGGCTTCCATTTACTAACGAAGGGGGAAGAGCGATAGGAAACATCGTAGGTTATGCAGGGCTAACTTGGTCAGGAACAAGCTGTTTTTCTGTTATAGGTGTACACGCTACAACCCTTGAAGCATTTACTATTTCGTCTAATTCAGTGTGGGCTGCAGCTACTCACAACGCGGGAAGTGGTAGGTATTTCTGGCTTTCTGGAACTTACATAACAACAGCATAACAACCATACGCCTATCGGACGGTAGGCACAGACAGGAGCAA